CATCACCCCACTTGCCCCTATTTTTGTCTCCTGTATGAACATAAATAACCGAACCCGAATCACCAGGCTTAGTGGGTTCTATATTTTCAACAAGAATGACTTTAGGAACAATACGTCTAGTGCCACCTAATTCACCAAGATCAATATTCATAGCAACACGGGAATTAAGTGGATCTTTAATATTAACACGACCGTCAATTTCCCTAGTGATATATGAAACATCAGAATTAGAAAAAGATAGATTCTCAGAAATCAAATCATATATACCACGAAAATGCTGCGGTATGTAGAAAGCACTTATATCCATAATATCATCGAACGATATCTTTGAAAGATCCAACTTACCATTATAACTCCGAAGTGGACGAATTTCTGAATTTTTAATAAAAGGAACAAATTCACCGGTAGCATCTAAACGGTCAGAAAAAATGATACAAATATCAACGATCCCACTGCGTCCAAATTCAGAAAAAGTGTGAGCATTAGATATCATTCTCCCATTACCAATACTTGTGACATTTCCACTACAATGCTTATTCGGAGGAGAATCACATTTTTTAATAAAAATGCGTCCAACACTTTCGCTCAGCTGCTTTCGAAAGTTGGCATGCCCAACTTCAGATCGATACAATCCAGAACCTTGGGGTTTGTATGAATTTGTAGCATTAAAAGGTTGCGGAGCTTGGTTTTGATTCCACATAACGCGGTTAGTTAAAGGATCCATACGAGTTGCTTTACCCAAAGTGCTAGATGATGTTAGACCTTGGGAAATGACTTTAACCTCTTCAGCAGTTTTAAAGAAATGTTTTAGTAATGAAAAAGATAAACCCAAAACCGCAAGACTTGCGGTAACCTTTATAAGAACAGTGTTAGAAAATTTCCTGCGAAATATTCTCCAAAATATTGCAATAATGACTCTCTGAACGCTGTGTAATGCGTATGCTCGGGCAAAAACGATGAGCCCTAAAGCGCGATAATAGATCCAAACTAAGAAATAAAAAAGACGAATATATGATGTAACCGCATAACAATGTACATCATGCACTTTTCGTACATATTTATTAGATAGGAAATCAATCTTCGAAAAATTAGAGATCATCATTGCCATATTCAACCTATCCCACATAATAATAACAATCATACATAATAAATGACACAGCATTCCATAAATGATGAAAATCAGTGGAGAAAACGATGTAGATAAACTCTGATTATTAACTAACGCATGTGAAATATTGCACCGACATAGATTACACGGATTATTACATACATCACACATAGTCAATTTAACAGGCTTTATAGCTTCTAATTGTCCCAACCTATGTTTCAAAATATCTTCACGAAGGAAAGATAATGCAATATCGGCTGAAACATCCCTAAGAGGAATAGTGGTGCCAGTGATAGAATCAATAAAGTTTATTACACGAAATTGTCCACTAATCGAATTGGAAGAGTTAGTGACAGCATACTCCTCGATCGTCCATGACCAAAATGGGGGAAATGCACCAGAATTACTAGGATCGCTAGACCAAGCTTGGGCGGCTGCAACATTCAGTTTACCATGATCGTCATAAATTCCAACGGGAATAAGTGTTATATGACGCAACATTCTTCTTAGAACAGTCGCGGCCCATACCATATATGTCTCTGCCGATAAAGATTTCACATTTGTAGTCGCAATCAAAATTTGGGCCATAAAGGGAGTAGAATTTTTCGCTGATATTTCGGCCTGATTAGTCATAAAGGGAGCATTATTTACCATTCGTAATATATCTATAACCATGGGGTCACCCTCAGCCATAAAATCTCTACGAACGGCAGCAACATCATCAAGGATACACGCAGTCTTCCATGGTGCTAGACCATCC